GAAGTTTGTTTACTTTTTCGGTTGAATTACTTTGATGAATGCATTGATGATGTCCTTGTAGTTGGCAAAGAGATAGACAACAATCTTCTCTCCCATCAATGTTGCAATGGGAACAAGGTATTGTGCTTCCTTCTCCATGTGATTTGATACGCAATAGACAGACATAAGATACCCAGAAAATATCGACAGACCAATGATGGATATCCATTGCAGTATTGATAGAGTCCTCTTCATGTAGATATCATAGGATAGTTTTGCAATCACTCCCAGTCCTGTTCCAATGATGAATTGTCCATATGTGTGAATGAACATTCCAACATCTTCCCAGAATTGATTCATGTCTCTTTCACTTTACTTGTGACCAACTTGGTCAATAGTTTGTGTTCATACTTGAGCAGTCTGTTCAAGTATTCTCTTTTCAGTTTCTTGGTATCTCTCTTCTTCATGGCAACTGGTTGAGTCTCCTCTCACCATGTCTCACATTTGCTGGATGTCCTCCACTTGAGAAGATGTAGTGTGAATCTCCTTTTCTGATTCCAATTGGACATCTCTGTGGTGAAGTATTGTTGGAATACTCTGGGAAGAGATTTGACTCTGAACACAAGTAGTCAATCAAAAGTCCAGTATAGTATTCTGCATTCTGTCTTGCTCTATCCATCATTGACTTCATGACTGCATCAGATGCTGGTTGTGTATCCTCACTCACTCTCTGAACAAGTGAACCATTGTCAATCTTGTAGGTCAAGTAGGGATAGACATCAACCATTGTCCACCACAAGACTACTCTCAAGATATAGTCATCCATCAAAGTCTTGTAGTCACCAGTCAATGTATTGTTTGCAACATCATCCTTGAGTCTGTTGTACAAGTTTGTTCCAAGGTATGGAGACAGATACTTGTCCTGTGCAAGATAGATGGAAGGATAGAAGAAGTTTGGGTCAACTGAATCATTGACTTGTGTGTACTTCTTGATGTATACATCTGATATGAATACTACTTCTGCCATGTGTTTGTTTTTTATTTTTTCTTGTATGCACTACCATTCTTTCCCCATACTGGATTGTCATCAAGGAATCCTTGATTGTCTTGGTCAAAAGGAATCTTTGCGACTCGCTCATCATTCCTCACTTTGTATCCCATCTTTTCTGCTTTGGCAACTGCAATCCTCTTTGCTGATGGAGATTCCAAATCAATCTTTGCTACTCTGCTGGAGATGTACACTTCCTTTTGCCAGAAGTGATAGCAGTTCCCTCCTCCCTTGTAGAGATTGTGAGAAGCAGAGCAAGTCTTGGTCAACCAGATTGAGTATGTGTCTTCACCATATGCTCCCCATCCAGAGTTCACTACTTTGTTCTCCATTGCTTCTATATCCTCTTTGCGATATAGCAAGTCAGCACTCATCATCTTCTTGCAGAATGGTCTCTGTGGTGATGGGTCTCCTCTGTATCTGTATCTGGTGATGAACAACTTTGAATTCATCCTCTTGTCCTGTTCAGAGATTTGGTTTGGTGTTCCCTTCACTACTCTGGTTGCAAGTTCATGTGACTCAATTGACTCAAGAAGTTGGTTGTCTTCATCATCAGTATCATAATCAACCTTGAATTCATCAATCAGAATCCAGTCATCATCTGCTTTCTCACCAAGAGCAATCAACACATCAGCAGAATCATCAAGATGTAGTCTTTCAGTATCTACTTTTTTTTTTCCAGATAGATGATGCATCATAGTTTGAACTGCATTCATTGCAATCTCACTCGGATTCACACTACCAGCAGAGATTCCTGTGAAGATATCTTCAACTTGTTGGTCTGTCAATGTCGGGAATGATGCTTTCATGACTGCTTTTGCAGAAGGAACAGGAAGAACACCAGTTGCAGACTGAATAAGTATCTCAATCATGCTGGATATTTGCGCTCCATTCAATGCAGTACCAGCAACATCACCACCACCAGATGCTTGTGCTTCATCTGCTATCATTGCTTGAGTCTTCAATGGTGTGTTTGGTACAATCACCAGTTGAATTCCTTGCATCTCTACAGATAGAATCTCTTCAAGTCCATCAGTCACCTTCCTTTGTGCTGGTTCAATCACTTGATTGATGAAGATTTGGAGTCCTGTTTCCATTTCATCCTTGTTGCTACCAAAACCAGTATTGTCTCTGATACCAAAGAGGAGAGGAGTAGTGATTCTGTGAGCAATCATCACTTCCTTTCTGGATGATTCACTCAAGAATTCATACTGCTTGTCTGCATCTTGTATAGGGAATGGAATCACATCTACTTTCTGAGTATCTGGTTCATTGAATGTCATGATGAACTTTCCAGCATTCCTTGCTCCAGACAATTTGTTCTCCCAGTCTGTCATCATCTTCCTCTGTTTCTCTGGGTCTGTTTCACCATTGTAGAAGTTGACAATGAATGATGGGAATAGACCAGAAAGAATGTTGGAACAATGGTAGATTCCAATCTGCTTTGATAGTTCAATGTAGTTGACTGCACTCCAGTAGTCTGGTCTTGGATAGATTTGACCAGATGTGTAGTTGAAGCACCAGTACATCTGTCTTCCCTCTGTTGACTTCTTCAGAGGATTGAATCTGGGAATGAATACTGGTTTGTTTTTCTTCTTCTTTGTAGCAGACCAGTCATCACTATGGTATACACCAATGATGTCTTCAGACTCTGTATCAATTCCAATTCTACATTCCTCAAAAGGGATGTGCTTCAACTTTGCAATCCCAGATTTATCAAGTGTGTAGATGACTTCAATGTAGTATCCACCATACTTCTTCAAATCATGTGATACACCATAGGCAACATGGTATGTATCCAAAGAATCTACTCTTGCTTGATATGCTCCAGCATGAATTGCTTTCCCAGCAATCATGTCACCGATAGAGATACATAGTGAACCATGAACTGGAGATGTTTCAGATAGTTCTCTCAAGTAATTTGGGAAAAGATTTCTTTCACCAAAGTTCACCCATCCTCCTCTATCTGCTTTCTCAGTAGTTAGAACAGGAGAGTAGTCACTCAACTTGAGTGAAACTACATTTGTATTTGTTGTCTTCTCATCCATTGTATATCACATCATCTTGAATTGATATGTTCTGCACATCAAAAGCAGTTGAACCATCAGACAAAATTGACCAACCAATCTGACAGAGTCCTACTACAGAAGCATCTGTTGGATTCAAGTTGGTAGAACTATTCTGTCCATACACATAGTACCTATATCTTCCAGCAAGTGTGAGTGATGCAGTAGTCACATTGAGTATTGTGATTCTCTGATTCTCTCCAATGATAGTTGGTACTTGATTCAAATCTACACCAGCAGTTGAATTCTCCTCATGTTGAAGTATCAACAGATAGTGAGTGAATGGTGTGGCATAGTATTGCCTTGCTTCATCCAGACTCAATCTGACAAGTTGATTGGGAGTATTTGTGTCAAGGTATATCATGTCTTCTGGTTAAGAAAAAAGGGAAGGAATACTCCCTCCCTTTTTTTCAAGTTCTATTCTGTAGATTCTTAGTATGCTGGAATCACAGAGATACCAGCAAAGTTCTCAAAAGGAGTCTCAGTTGCTACATCATACTGGTCAAGGAATGGACACAATTCTGGTTCCTCAGCAGTAATTGTACACATATATCCAGACATATCACCTTTTGCTTTTCCAGACTGGTATGTACCAGCAGTCAAGAATCCACCATCAGTTCTACCAACAAAGAGAATCTGGTCATCATAGAGACGCACAAATACTGCAAGTTTTGCTTTTGATAGTGTGTTGAATTCAATGTGTTTGTCTGGGTCTAATTTGCCCAATGTGAATTCAACTGCTTGGGTGAAGAACAAAGTACCATTCTCCAGATTCTGATTTGGAGTCATGGTCAATGCACCAGTTGAGCGATTCGGTTGATATCGATAGATGGTTGCAGTAGGCAAAGTAGTCACCACACCAGCAGTCAATACTACACCAGATTCAAAGTTCTCCCAGTTTGAAAGGAAGACTTCCTTCACTCCACCAATTCCCTCGTTGCACTGCAAAGTGAAACCTTGGGTTAAGAAACAATCTGCCATAACTTATTGATTATTAATGAGTTAATACTATTTAAAATGCTGAACCATATGCAGCAATCTTGCTACCAATTCCATACTGAACACCAGCAAAAAACTTTGCAGAGAAGCGAACATTGTCCTCACCAAACTCACCCATATCTTTCACAAGAATGTTGTTCCAGTCTGACTCTACATTAGTACCAAACCACAAGTTTGACTTCTGAGTCATCAACATGGTGTTGGCTGGAAGACCAGCACAAACTCCAATCTGATACATACCAAGGAATGTCTTTGGTACTTCAGCACCACCGAATGTGTACCATCCATTCCCAGCAGCAGCAGAAGCAAACATGAACTTCTCCCACACATCTGTACTCAAGTACATGATTGGTTTCTCTGTTGAATTCTTGATTGCTACTGGTAGTTCTGCAACCATTCTCTGCATCTCTGCAAATACGTTTGAATTGGTGATTGCAACAGGAGTAGACACAAAGTTCACATCACCATCAACATCATTGCTGATGAGAGTCACCAAACCATCATATGAAGTTGCGCTATCAGTACCAGTCCACATCTTGGTCTCATTTGCTGCTGCAATTCCTTCCAGCATATTTGCAATCAAGTTGTCTGTCAATGCAGTCTCCAAGTTTCCATTCTGGACATCTCGTGCTGCCCAATCTTGCAAGTAGGTATTCTTGCAAATTTCACGTTGTACTTGGAATTTCTTGATGGTCAAGAATCGCTCTGTGATTGCTACTTCACCCAGA